CAGGCGGCACGTCGCATCTACAGTTCTCCGGCAAGAAGCGGTGTATACGGTGTCTGAGACTTGGGCACGACGTGCCCGACTGCAAGGAGGAGCGCCGTGTCGATATCGAACCGAAACCTGAGTGAGCAGCGAGTGCGACGGATCTGGCCGAGCGCCGAGCCTCCGGGCGTCGACGAGTCACGGGTGAGAGCCTGCGACGAGTACGGGAACTGCGACGCGCTGAACCCGCCGCCCGCGGAGACCGAGTCGCGGAGCGGTCCGGGATCCGGCATCAAGCCGTGACCGTCTCCGAGCCTCCTCTCGACGAGTGGTCCGGCCGCTACGAGCCGAACCAGGTTCGCGGCTACACGATGGAGGACATCGAGCTGATGCGGCGACGGCCGGATCAGACGTTGTTCGAGCTGGACGTGGCCGACGCCGAGGAGAAGTTGGTCGACTTCGTGAAGTTCCAGTGGTCTACGGTTGAGCCCGCGCGAAAGTACGTAGACGGGTGGGCCATGCAGGCCATCATGGAGCACCTGGAAGGCGTCGCCGACGGGCAGATCACGCGCCTTCTCATGAACGTGCCTCCGGGCTTCATCAAGAGCCTGGCCAGCGACGTCTTCTTCCCCGCCTGGATCTGGGGTCCTCGCAACCGCCCGGAGGCTCGCTTTGTCTGTGCGTCGTACTCGCATGACCTCACTATCCGCGACAACGTTCGCTGTCGCAACGTCATCGGCGACGAGCGGTATCAGCGGGCGTGGGGCGATCGCTTCGCCATCGACCAGCGGCAGGACGCCAAGCAGAAGTTCGCTAACGACAAGCGCGGGTGGAAGCTCGCCACGTCGGTTCACGGGCTCGGTACTGGCGAGCGCGGCGACTTCGTCATCGTCGACGACCCACACAACGTTCTCGAGGCGGAGTCGGACGCCAAGCGGAACAGCGCGCTCCAGTGGTTCACGGAGGTCATGCCGACTCGCGTGAACGACGCGGCGACTGCCGTCTTCATCGTGATCATGCAGCGCGTCCACGAGGACGACGTGGCTGGGCTCATCTACGAGAAGGAGCTCGGCTACACGCAGCTGATCATCCCGCAGCACTACGACAAGGACCATCCCCTCTACGACAAGAAGATGATGTGGAGCGGGTGGCGCGGCGACCCACGCGGCCTCGTCGAGGATCCCAAGTCCGACCCGAACTACCACGTCGGCGCGGTCGCGGAGGGCATCATCGCGTTCCCGGAGCGCTACCCCAAGAAGGAGGTAGAGGCGCTCGAGAAGGTGATGATGTCGTGGGGCGGCACCTACTCGATCGCCGGTCAGCAGGAGCAGCGCCCGGAGCCGCGCGGCGGTGGCATGGTCTCGATCGACTGGTTCGAGGTCGTGGAGGCTGGTCCACCGCGAGACAAGTACGCGCTGCGATGCCGAGGATGGGACTTCGCGTCGACCAAGGACGGCAACGGAGCAGGGTCGGCGAGCGTGCGCATGGCCCAGACGTTCAACGCCGAGGAGGAGAATAGCGACATCTGGATTGAGGACGTCTGGTGGGATCGCGTGTCTCCGGGCGGTCTGTACGATCACATCCGGGCTACCGTGGAGCACGACGGCTACGACGTCTTCCAGTCTCTGCCCCAGGACCCCGGCCAGGCCGGCGTCTATCAGGTGGACGACATGCTGGAGCTGTTTGCGGGGCACGACTTCGAGTTCTCAAGCGAGTCGGGCGACAAGGTCGTCCGTTTCCGTCCCTTTGCCGCGCAGGCGGAGGTTCGGAACAAGGTGGCGCGAAGAATTCGCGTAGTCAAGGGCGACTGGAACGACATGTTCTTCGCGCAGGTCTCCAAGTTTCCTGTCGGACGACTGAAAGATATCCCGGACGGCTGTTCCAGGGCCTATGGTGGACTGGTTAGGCGCGCGGGAGCCTCCTTCAGCGTCGGTGGATCTGTACTTCTTCAGCGTCAGGGCGCTACGTCCTAGGATATGGGTCTTTTCTCGCGTATGGGTGCGTCACTCGGCCGAGTATTCGGCGGGTCGACGAGAGACGTGAGAAACGCCCTGAAGAACGACGCCGTGATCGACGGCAAGTGGGTCGAGACTCGTCAGGGCATCGGTGGAGCTCAGGTCGTCGGCAGCTTTCTCGCCTCGGCGGAACGAAATCCCCGGTTGGCGTCCGTCAGGCAGCGAGTCGAGGCGTATCAGGACGTCTCGTACAACGTGTCGATCGTCGCGACCTCGCTGCGCTACGTCAGCGCGCTGATCACGGCGACCAACTGGAACGTCCACGCTCCCAAGGGTAAGAATATCCTGACCGACAAGGGCGTTCCAACCGGCGACAAGTCGGAGAAGCCGGTGCTTCCTGGCACGGGCGCGACACCCGCTCCATCGGCGAAGCAGTTCGCGGGACGGGACCCCTCCGGCCCCGCGGATCCCGAGGAGGACACGGATCGCTCCGACAACGAGGACTACGTCAACCTAACTCCGGCCGAGGTGAAGCTCGCCGCCGAGTACGCTGAGGCAATCCGCCAGAACCTCCGCCGCATGGCGGTACCGTGGTTCAAGGTCGTCCGACAGGCCGCGACCTTCAAGTGGTTCGGACACAGCGTGCAGGAGATGATCGCCCAGCGGATGGACGACATCATGCCCGGTTTCATCGGCATCGGCACCATCGAGAATCGTCCGATCGAGACGCTTCAGCAGTGGTTTCTCGATCAGGACTCCGGCGCGGTTCAGGGATGGATCCAGCGCGGCATTCTCGACGGCACCGAGCACAACCTCGATCGCGAGCGCTGCGTCTACATCGTCGACGATACGCTCACGTCGCAGCCTGACGGCGTCGGCCTTCTTCGCCACGTCATCCAGCTCTGTGATCAGCTGAAGCGGCTCGAGCAGATCGAGCTCTGGGCCTACGAGACTGACCTGCGTGGCGTACCGATCGGCTACGCTCCGGTCGCGCTGCTGATGGAGCAGGTTCGCCAGGGTCGCATGACCAAGGCGCAGATGGAGCTCGCTCTCCAGGGCATTCAGGACTTCATCGTTCACCACGTGGTGAACCCGGAGCTGGGCCTGCTGCTCGACTCCAGTCCCTACACGAGCAGCGACAACGCTCGCACTCCAGTCGGTAACACGCGCCAGTGGGGCATGGAGCTCGTCAAGGGTTCCGGCACCGGCCTCGCCGAGATCCACGCCGCGATCGAGCGTAAGAATCACGAGATCGCTCGCGCGCTTCACACCGAGCAGTTCATGCTCGGTGCCGGCGGAAAGGGCTCGCTGGCCCTCTCGGAGGACAAGAGCCGCTCGATGATCGAGCTCATCAACTCGATCATCATGGAGGTCGCCTGGTCTCTCGAGCACGACATGATTCGGCGTATCTTCATTCTCAACAACTGGGACATGAAGCTGATGCCGCGTCTTCTGCCCGACGCGGTGGCTCTCCGGTCGGTGAGTATCATCACGGACGCGCTCAGCAAGCTCGCCCTCGCGGGTGCCACTATCGATCGCAACGATCCGATCATCAACCAGATTCGCTCGATGCTCAAGCTAGTCGAGCAGCCGTTCGTGACTCCCGAGATGATTGCCGCCTCGAAGCCACCGAACGCCGGAGGCACTCCGGGCCAGAAGGGTCCTACTGCACCGAATCTTACGAAGGACAACTCACTCGGCGCCGAACTCGAACGAGTGTTCTCTGCTCGACTTTCTACTCCTGGTGATGTTACTCCACTAGAGATGATGAAGCTGTTCACTGACACCGTCAACGCCCGGAGGGTCTCGTGAGTACCAGTCAGGTCTACATCGGACAGTACGCCTACGACGTCTACGGGAATACGGCCGACGCGGACCAGTATTGGTTCCCGCTGAACAACATTCTCGAGTCCGGTACGTCATGGTCGCTCGCGTCAGCCGACGCTCGGGCGAGCTCGCTGGTGGCGGCGACGCGCATCATCGACAGTCTCGGGTATCCCACGCTCTACGGAACGTTCAGCCTGCGAAACGCCATCGCCGACTTCGATACGATCTGCTACGAGATCGCCGGTCAGGTTCTACTCCAGCCCGCCGTCTTCACGCAACTGTCGTCCGGCTCGAACATCAGGCGAGTCGACGCGGGCGGCGGTGTCGTCGTCGAGTTCTTCAACGAGACTCTCACGACGACCAGTCGCTTCTCGCCGCTGGTCGATGCACTGCTGGCCAAGTACCTCGGCAACGACGTGGTCTCCACCAGCCAGTCCTGGGCGTCCGGTACGGGCGACAGCCCGGACGCGGGCGGTAACAGCTACAACTACAGCCTGACCAGGCCGACCTGATGGGCAAGAAGCTCTTCGGCATCGACGTTCAGAAGCTGGTGGCCGACGCATTCAAGCCAAAGGACACGCAGAAGTTCATTCTTCGCAAGAAGTCCTACGCCGGCTACGACCCGGCCAATCCAACCTCTGGGCGAGTCGAGACGCAGGTGGACTACCCCTGCAACGGTATGGTCACGTCCTATAGTCGTTTCATCTTCGCTCAGGACGATCTGATCGAGGACGGCGACATGCGTGCGGTGGTCGTCGGTCGACCTCTTGCTCTCCAGGGTGTGGAGCCTACGAAGGACGATCTGTTCGTCGACGACGAGGGAACTGTGTATACGATCGTCAAGTCTGATACCACCGGACTGCGAGCCACCTACATTCTTCAGATCAGAGGAATCACGCAGCGGTGAGTGGTGAGTTGATGCACTCCGAGGAACTGGTACTCGTGACTCTTCAAGGCTATCTCGGGTTCTCATGAAGCCTGCTCCCATCACGGTGGACGCGAAGCTGCGCAGCGAGGCAATCTCGTCGGCATCGCTCTCCATCGGTCGCGGACTCGGTCTCGACACGATGAAGATGTTCTCCGGAGGAAAGCCCGTCGACGAGGTTCTCCGTGACGAGCTCCTGGCCAAGTGTGCGACCGGTCAGTACGTGGAGCTCGAGGTTCCGATGCTCGCCTACGAGCAGCAGCCCGACTCCGTCAACAAGAACTACGTTCGGGTTCGCGACGGCGGCATGATGGCGTTCGGCCAGTCGGCCAAGGGTAACCCTTTCCTCCGCGACCACGCCCAGAACGACTCGACTGCCGTCGGCGGTCGCATTACGAAGTCGCAGACCGTCAAGAACGGCGAGGGCGACTACAGCATCAACCAGACTGCGATGCTGACGGATCCCGCCATGGTCGCTCGCGCTCTTCGCGGCCTCATGTCGACGGTGTCCATCAGCTGGCGTTCTACGGACGGTCAGGTCGACTGCTCCGCGTGTGGCACGCCGGTTCTCACCGACTGCTACCACTTCCCCGGCGACAAGCTTCGCCAGGTCGAGAACGACGGCAAGAAGTCGTTCGTTCGCGATCGTAAGAATTCCACGCACACCGCGCAGTGGATCTATAACAACGTCGAGCACGTCGAGACGAGCGAGGTTCCGGTTCCGGCCGTGAAGAACGCCAAGATCGATGCGATCCGTAACTCTGTTCTGATGTCCGCTGGTTTGGCGGACGACAACGAACCCGATCCTGTCCCCGCACTCGCTCCGATCGAGCCTCCCATCACGGAGAAAAAGAACATGCTGACCGAAGAACAGATCAAGTCCCTCCAGCTCTCGCTCGATCGTGCCAACAAGGTCATCGAGCTCAACGACACCGAGAAGGCGTACTTCCAGCGTCTCGGCGAGTCGGAGGGCGATCGCTTCCTCGCGAAGTCCTCGGCCGATCGCGGCAAGATGTTCGAGGTCGTCTACACGGCCAAGAACGGAACCGTCTTCACCGCCGCGGACGACAAGCGTCTCGTCGAGATGGCGAAGCAGGGCGACGCCGACAAGGAGGGCTTCGCCGTGGCGCTCGCCGCCGAGAAGGCAAAGGGCCTGCTGAGCCGCACCGAGGCGACTCTCAGCCACCTCAGCGGTCCGATCGAGGCGCGCGTCGCGCTTCTCACCGCCGTGGAGAGCATCGAGAACGCCGAGTACCGCACGGCGGCGCTCGCGGCGCTGTCGGAGCAGGACGCGAAGGCCTCCAAGGCGTTCGTTCGTCAGGGCTCTGGCGCCACTGTCAAGGGTACCGAGAAGGCTCCCGTCGTCCTCAAGTCGGTCACCGGCGCGAACTCGGAGACCAAGCTGGAGTTCGAGGCCGAGCTCCAGGCGATGGCCGACGAGCTGGTCGCCAATGGCTCGCAGAAGGATCCGGAGATGGCCTACGTGGTCGCTCTCCAGTCCGACAAGGGCCGCGAGATCTACTCCAAGCTCCAGCACGTCTCGAAGTAGTCGCCAGTCGGCCACTAGAACACCCCAAATCACACTCTCTCGACAGGAGACTCTACGATGCCGATCACTGGCGCCTACTCTAGCCCCGCATTCACCAACACCCTCAACGTCAAGGCGGCCGTGACGGCCGTTCGCTACACGGCGATCGACGTCGAAGTCACCACTGGCAGCGCGATCCTCACGACCCTCGCCGGCGCGATGATCGGGGTCGCCCAGGACAACACCGACGGACCGCACGGCGTTCCGTACCAGCACACCGGCATCACGCCGATGGTGACTGGAGCGGGTGGTGTCGCGGCCGGTGACTTCTTCCAGGTCGACGCGGCGGGCGGTGCGGTCCGTGCGATCGCCAGCGGCAAGCCGCACGGTCGCGTCCTCACCGGCGCGATCGCAGGCAAGCTCTGCACCGTCCAGCTTCACATCCAGAACGTCGCTCCGGCGACCTGATCCTTCGGGCTTCTCACCACTCAACCTTTTCTCACTAGTCACACAACAGGAGCCTCCAGGCCATGGCGACGACCCCTACCC